TAATGTTGTTTTTTTTGATTTTAATATCCACGAGTTCTTTTTTCTTTTGGGACAACTGGAATTATTCGATCCGATGTTTTTAAAATATCCGAGTTTTTGTTTTCGTCAACCATTTCAATGACAATATTTTCATACCCATACCAATCGGTATAATCAATAACCCCATAATCTCCACCTAAAATATCTCTCTTAGATTTGTAATATTTATCAATAACCTTATTTAATTTTTTGTCATAATCTACTACATGAACATTTCCGTCGGAATCAATAACGACATTTTTAATGTATTCATTTGTTCGTTTGTCAAACGCTTTAAATTTCATCGTAACCTTTGTTTAATTTAAATAGTTTATTTTTGGGGGATGGTATCAATTTTCATCATGATTTAAAAAATTATTTTTTTATTTTTCAACTCCAACTACAAATATTGTATTTAAAATTTACCATCCTTTAAATATTCTATCAGGTGGTGGGGAAGGAGGCCAACAAGTCGTTGATTGTTGTACATACTTTCTGTTACTTTGTTTTGTACCTTCGTGTAATGATGTTGCCCATTCTGTTACCAGTTTCTGTTTTATACACTGTAACTCTTTGAGTGAATTGATTATAGAAATAAAAACAGGACACCTTAAAACAGTCTCATTGCACAATTCAATGAATTCAATTTGAGATTCCAAATCTGTTTTACCTGATAATTCTATAAGATCAACCATATTTTTTTGTTTCATATCATTTTTATTTTTCAAATATAAAATATTGTGTAATACTCGGTGAATTTTCGTCATCTTCACATTCAATACCAAACAAAGCATATTTATCTATTATTCGTGTTGGAACAATCGATACTGATTGCTCATCTACAATCAATTCAAACAACAAATCATCCAATCCATGATGTTTGAATAATTCATTTAACTTACACACAATTTCATCGTGAACTGTAATTATATTTGTTTCTGATAGATATTTTTTATTATCCATTATATCAGATATATCATCTTTTAAATTTTTCATTTTTTATTTTTGTTTAAGTCATTAAACTTGTTCAATAAGTATTGTTTTACATCTTTTGATGATTCTTTCATAACTTTTGTTACTTTTTGTCCTTCAATTGAATTGCCTTCAAATATTTCAAATCTCCCATTGTTCAAATTAACATTACTCGGAAATGTGATTCCGTCTGGGCCCAATCTGTTTTTTACAATGTGCACTCTTCCTGTACCATTTAGTTTGTCTTCAAGTTTCCTTGAAAGACTGATGATAAAATCAGCAACCATTGTTTTTGAATATGCACCCGAAATATCACTGGATAAAATAATATCACTTTTTGAACCTTCACGATTAACTTGTGATGCAGTCCAAATTGGTATTTTTAACTCACCCGACATTCCTCTCAATTCTTCATATATATTTTCCAACATTTCATCGGTACGAGCATTTTTATTATAACTTCTGTTATTTTTTATTAAGTCTGCATAATCTAATATAACAATATCGGGTTTAAAACCAGATAATATTAGTTTCTGATAGTGAGCACGAATGGTTAATAACGAAGCAGTTTTAGTTGGATAACCTTTGATGAATAATTTACCTTTTAATTTTTTGATTTCATCTTCTATATCTTCAAGATTATCTGATAAATCCTTTACATCTATTCCAGTTAATATACTGTCATACCGCTTTGATACATCCAATTTAGATATTTCCAATGTATAATGTAATACATTAAATCCTAATTTCAATGCACTTAATCCAATATTACTCAAACACCAGGTTTTTCCTGCACCACTCGCTGCCATAATAACATATAATTCACCATTTTCTCCGTATGCAGAACCACCTTGCATTAAATCATTGATTATTGGCCACGGAGTCGGTATTGGATTTCTACTAAATATTTTGTATCTATCCTCTACTGAATCATTATTATAATCAAGTCCTATATCTCGATTAGTTCCATAATTAATTGCACGATCAATAACACGTTTAATTTCTTCATAATTATTTTCTTTTAATAAATCAGCACATTCTATAATTGCATTTTTTAAATGTAAATTTTTACAAAATGTTATAAATTCACTTTGGATAAATTCAAAATCACTTTTTTCTGAATCTGAATTAATTATATTCAAAACATCTTTGAATCGTTTTACTATATTAACCCGCTCAGATGTATTTTCTACTTTTGATAACTTTATTTTGATTACATCAATTGTAGGAAGCTCGTTAAATTTATGAAAATATTCTTTTATTGCTGTTATTAAAAATATATCTGATTCAGATTCAAATATGGTTGGGTCTAATATATCATATACTTCTCCTAAGAACTGTTTATCTGTTAGCAATATTGCTAATAACTTTAATTTAAAACTGTAACTATAATTTTTGAAGTCCTCTTTTGACATTATAATTTATTTGGTCGAGACTAAAGAAACTCGTTCGTAAAAAAGTTTCTAAATTTTTAATATTAATTTTATTTTTTATTAATCTAATCATCAATGATTGAGATTCTAATCGTTTGGTTTCTTGTAATCTTAATATATCAATAATCCGTTGTTTAGTTTGTCCCGATATATCAACATCCTCAAGTTGCATCAATTGATAATTTCTTTTTATGATTGTTTCATCAATTTTTTCTATTAATTTTTTATCGTCTAAACTCTTTATATTAAATATAAAACTTTCTGGAGATTCAATCAATATCTCATTTAAAAATTTAAATTTTTTTTCAATGGTTTTTGTTCCAATACCAGAAATACCGGGTATATTATCTGATTTATCTCCGAGCAACACTTTATAATAAATAAAATTTTCAGGAAGTACATTAAATTCCCGTTGAATTTCTTCTCTATTATAAGTTTTCTTTTTAGTCGGACTCCAAATTGTTATTCTGTCGTCTACCAATTGTAAAAAATCTTTATCAGTTGACATTATACATATACCACTGTTTGGATTAAGTTGTTTTGTCGCATATGCAATAACATCATCTGCTTCCACATTATCAACACAAACAATAGATAAAGGTAAATCTTCAAGAAAATCCATCAATGTTAACAATTGCCAAGTTGTATTGAGTGTATCTTCAGTTTCTTCTTTCAATTTTCGTTTAGCAACTCGATTCTCCTTGTATTCTTTGTAAAGACCTCTCCTTTTCTGGGAACCACCTTTTCCATCAAATACAATTATAACTTTTGTTGGATCATAAGTTCGTATTGCAAATCCAATACTGTATAAAAACCCTACTATTCCACCTACCGGATTACCATTGTCATCAATATATGTATTAACAGAAACAGAACGTATAAATGTATTTGTTCCATCCACAATCAATATTCGACTGTTGGGATCAATTGGTTCATCGTTCTGTTTCTTGTCAACAATAGTATTCAGTAATTCTAAATACTTGTTTCCCATTAAATTAAATTTTCTTCTAATTCATCTGTCTCAAGTCCATCATAATCTACTTGGTCAATTGGTTTATATTTCATTATATATGCAGAACATATTTTATCATAAATTAAAGTACGAAATTCGTTGTCAGTTAAAATGTGCTCAATAAATTTATTTTTTGTAAATTCTTCACCTTCGGGTTCATTTGTTTCCAATACTACCATTTGATATTTTTTTCCAGATGCTTTGGTTATCATTCCAATATCAATCATGAAGTCAAACCAAGATATATAATCTTGCACCCCACTGTCAAAATGTATGTCAAAATTCACGTGTCTAAACGGTGGCCCAATTCTATTTTTGATAACCTTTGCATTTGTTTTAACACCAACAATTTGTTCAAAATTATTATAAGTACCTTTTATTTGACCAACGGATTTTAAACGTATTCTCACACTCGAATGAAACGGAATTGCTTTCCCACCCGAAGTTGTCCATTGTTCAGCGAAAACCGGTGCACCCAATTTCTGTCTCAATTGACTTGTTAGTACCAACAGAATTTTTTGTTTAGCTATAAGCAATGTCATTTTTCTCATTGCCTTAGACAATATTATAGCTTTTGTTGTACTCCAACCGTCCTTTGAATAATCTGCTTCTGATTCAACTTTGGTAGTAGCAGCAGATACGGAATCTACAATTATTACCAATGGCTTATCTTTATCTGATTCTCTTACTTTGAGAATCATTTGTTCAATTGTATCAAATATATCTTCAACCGTATCTAATTGAGTGTATAACATTGCTTTGGTATCAACTCCAACTGCATTCAAGAACGTTCTATCTGCTGCATTTTCTGTATCAATATATATTCCAATACCACCCATTTTTTGTGTATTGGCAATAATGTGAGCACACAACAAACTTTTTCCAGCTCCTTCTAATGAATTTATCTCCACAATTCGACCAAATGGTAATCCTGCATTCGGTCTATTGGCAATTGCTAAATCCAATAATGTTGATCCAGTTGATACCCAATATTTAATATCGGATGGATTTTCTACTGAATCATCAAATGAATATAACGAACTTCCTATCTTTGCAAGTTGTTTATTAATATGTAAAGATAAAATGGAAGCCAAATCGTCCTGAGATGGCTTCCCTTTTGCAATAACATTTTTTGCCATTTTATTTTAACAAATCATCAAAGTCATCTAATATCTTATCTGTTTTTGATTTACTTTTTGGTGAAGGAATTAAATCATCCAATTCGTCATCAACATCAATCGTTGTTCCTATATCAATTTTATCTTCTGTTATTTTAGTTGGATTTTTATCTGGATCAGTTTCAGTGTTGTTTTCTAACCATTTTTTAAGAACATTTTTTAATTCATCGTATGTGCTTTGTTCATAGACATCAAAAATGTCCGGTTGATCTTCTAAAATTTTTGTTTTCAAATCAACATCATCTGTTATTTTTGATTCTCTGGGCTTTACTTTAATACCGATTTTTCCATATGTATTACCAGCTTCTTCTGGAGTAGAAAATGTAACGATTATATCTCTACCAGCTTCCGAATCTGTAATATCACCATAATCTGGATCTGCTAAGTATCCCAATAATTCTTTATATATGTCTGAACCGAACCCCCAGAACTTAGTTCCTTCTTTTTCCTCACCACGAACGATGATAGGTACAAACGTTCTCATCTTTGGTTGCAACTTTCTTGACATTAGCCAATCTTCCTTGTTGCCTGTATCCGATAACGAATCTGCAAATTCTGCTATTGGATCGGGATCTTTAAATGTTGCAGGTGATAGATAACTTTTTCTTCCAAATTCATAATGAAAAAATAATTCTTGAAATGGATAATCTTTCTGGTATTGATTTGGTACAATCCTAATTTGATTGATTCCTGGTTTTGGTTTCCAAACAAACTGTTTGGTTTTCGATGTGTTGGATGTTTGTAATGTTTTGAGTTTTTTTCTGATCATCTCAAGATCAATTTTTGTTGCCATGGTCTAACGTTGTTTTAATTTGTTTATATAATATAAATAGTCTATTTTTCTAACATCACATCAAATTCCCATCAATTTCAAAATCTTTTTTTTGATTGTTGATTACTGTCATAAATTTAATTGGAATTTTTTCTAAATTTCCTGAACGAATTATTAGTACATTGTTATTGAATTCATCCCACTCAATTGGAAAATTTTCATCAATTTCACCATTGTTAAATGATTTAACGATTTCATTCAATGCATTGATTGTATAAAAGATATTCAATCCTTTTTTTCGATGCACTGAAATTGTATTTTTGTTTAACGGTTCGTTATCAGAAAATATATTATATGTATATATTATTTCGTTTGTATTTTCTAAACTTTCAAACACATATATTTTATTACCAATGATTTCATATGTGGTTAAAATTTTCTGTAAAATAATCAAATCATTGTTTTTTGGAACAAATGATAAAAGTAGTCTTTTTTTCTTCATTACTTGATATGTTTTTTGATTTTTAATTTTGAATTTGGAACAATTTCACGACCTTCTATTGTAAAGGAATAATGGGAATCATTGTTTGATCTATAACCAATTGAAACATATTTAAATTCATTGTCTTCAAAATTGTGAAGTAAATATGTATTCATTGTCATATGACCACCAACTTGTGGCTCTAATCGAATTACAACAATTGTATCATTGTTCAATTCGTTCTTTAATTTATTTCTATACATTGAACCATTTCCCAAATACAGAGGTGATTGTCCTTCTTTTATTATAAATAGTGGAAGTTCAGTTTTTCCGAATGTCATTTCCTTATAAAAATCAATTAAATCAGAAATTAATGATTGTTTAATATTTTTTTGGTCAATTATAATATCTGTTTGATGTTCCAATAATCCTATTATACAATCAAATGCAGCAAGATTACACAATAACAAATGTATTTGATGTTCTGATAATTCACCGTTTATATTTGAATATCGAAAATTTTCAAAATCAGAATCATAAAAATATATCCCCAACTGTTGTAAATCATTGACTTTGTTTTTTAATATTTCTAATTTGTCATTTAATAAAATTAACAGACTCTGAAACAATGTTATGTCATTTATTATTTTTTTTGATAACTCTTGTATGTTTATGTCCAAATATTCAATCAATTTGTCGGAATTATCTTCCAGTCTCAATATTTCATTAACAATATGTTGTTCTAAATTAGATAATCCATATTTATTAACAAAACAAGTTTTAATTTTCCCCAACTGATGTTTTTTTAATTTAAATGACATTTGATAAAAATCTATTCCAGATTTTGTTGTACATTTACCAGTTGTTTCATCAACAATAACCGATTCTGATTTGATTTCGTTTATAAATTCAGAATATGAAGATGTTGAATTATATACAATACAATCAGTGGTATTTTGTTTAAATCCGTTCGTATATAAATTCAATTCCTCTGCTTCTTTATATTTATCAATGTTGTTGTGAACAAAATTGATGTTATTCAATGAATTATACGAACTTGAGACAAAATTATATGTACTCGAAGCAATTGCAGACATTTTATTTATTGTTTTAATATCTGCTTTATCAATATTATCGTATACTATTCTTGCATCTGAACACCAATCTAATTTATCATTATTCAAAACAATTTTTATATCCTGTTTAACATTTTCGATTGGTTGAGAATAATTTACATATAAACCCAATATTGCACTAACTTCATTAAATGAAGTATTAGTCATATTCCCTAATTTTTTCTCGTTTATTTTTTTGAACAATAATTGAAATGTTGTCTTTGCACCTATTATCTCGTATATATTATTAAGATTAGATTGCATCAAAACAGTGTATTTCTTTCCTTGATTGTTACCAAGAGTTTTTTTTATAGGAAACATATTATCATTATACTCTATTTTAGTAAAGTATATTTCATTTTCATCAAAAACATCTTTTCTTTTAATATAGAAGGTTGTACCTATACTATATTTATCATCATAAACACTTGCCATAACGTTATTTTAAATCACTATAATTAGTACCAGTTTTAATTCTCACTGGAAATTTTTCTTTTATATTTAAAATATTTTTTATATTATCAATTAAATCAAACTCATCATTGTGAAAATCAAATAAATAACTATCATATGTAAAAAGGATTAATTTTGTTTTTTTGTTTTTTAATAAATCCTGTATTTTTTTTATACACCAAAATCCATATTCTGCTTCCGTCAACTGAATATAATAATTAATCAATTTGTTTTTATTTACATCAACTATTTTATGAATTTTCTTTTTAAATAAAGGAGATAAAATATAACCTGTATTATTATATTGTTTCCACAAATTATCATAAAGTGTTTCTATTTTGTTGAAAAATTCAATGTCTTTATATTCCGGTTGTACAGTACCATACAATTGTCTGAATGTTATTTGTTTGGATTCATTGTATTCGTTTTCTGTTAAATTTTCTTTTTTGAAATATATTTTACCAAAGTAATTGTGTATATGTTCTACATTTGGTAATTTATAATCAATTAAATATGCTAAGAGTCTAATATGATGAGCATCATAATCTAATTCAACCAATTTTCCATTATCTCTAAATCTCGATATAAATAATTCTCTTGTACCATCTGTTTTATTCAATGCAGCAAAATTTGTTCCTCCAAATGCATTTGATGGCCTTCCTGTTGATGTATATAAATTATATTGTGAGTATACCAGTTTATTTTCTTTGATATTAAATAATCCGTTTTTTTCTAAATTGGTTAAGCTATTCAAAGCATATTTATTGTAGTATCTAAATGCAGTTTCGTTTTCAACATCATCATATATATTTATAACATTTAATATTTTATCTTTTATATACGTACAATATTTCAATAATATTGTTAATGGGATTATGTAATTTAAATTTGATATTTGTTTTTTATATAAGTTAAAATAAAAAGTATCAAAATGTTTTTCAATATCAAGTTTTTCATTATTAACAAAATAATTTATCAAATTAACATCAATTAATTTTTTTAATGGCATTAATTGGGACGTGGATTTTCTATCCAAAACATATTTTTTATTTGATGAATTTAAATTAACTTTTAATTTATTAATTGAATCATAATGATTTACCGGAATTAAATATTCCATTTTGTTGTCAAACAAATAAACATAAATTGCAGCAATTTTATTTATACACGGATGTACAGTATCATCTATTGGGATAATGTGTATAATACAATCAGAATTCTTGTATTCGTTATAAAACTGTTCTAATGATTTTTCATCAAAAATGATCATTTTTCCAAAACATAATATAATTTTTACTTATAAATGATAACAATCCATTGAATTCTTTTTCAGCAACTTGAACTACTTTCTTGTTGAAATCTTCAACACCTAACTCAATAATTAGTTCATTTTTCTGAATTGATTCAATTTTACCTGTTATTTTCCAAATTATTTTTATACCAGTGTATAGATTTTTGTCTATTATCCCACCGGAATACAAATCATATGATTTTTTATCTATTTCAAATATTTTATTATCCGTTATTTTTTTTAAGAAATATCTATTGAAGTAACCGTCTTTGTATTCATCAACCGTTGGTTTTATTTGAAGAGGTTGAATTGATTGTGTTAATTTTTTAGCTTGTTTGATATTATTATATTCAGAAATAACATTAGATTGATTATATGAAGTATAAACACCCACATTCACATTTGATGTGGATTCTTTATTTATTTTTTTAATTTGTGCAGGATAATACTTTGTCATGTTAAATTAATTAGTTAAAATTTGAAAATAAATTTGGAAAATTAAGAAATTTGTTTTACTTTTGTATCATTAATTTAAAAACAACAATTAAACAAAATGAAAACACTAAATGATTACATTGAAGAATACATCAATCAAAACAAAGAGGATTTCTCAAATAGTAAAATTGAAAAATTAAGAAATCACAATTTCAACCATGTTGATGTAACTGGAATATTTGAATCAATTGTGATGGATTTAAACGACGGATGGAAACCAAACTTCACATCATCAAAATGGGAAGATTGGGGATACTGTATATATCATTTTCTCAGAAATGGCGGTCATTCGTATTATGGCGTGACTGCCGGTGGGTTCTGTTGGCGTTTGCTTAGTGCCGCCGGCGATGCTGCTCTTCGGACTATCGGGGCGCGCTCGTTGTTTAAATCTAAAGAACTTGCTGAAAAAGCTATTGAAATATGTGGGACTGATTTTTTGAATCTTTTATTTGGGTAAATCATTTATGACGGCATCACATTAACCGGTTCATTTAATAATGATTGTTGTTGGTATGCAGTACGTAATTTACTGATATAATAATATCTAATTTCACCGACTGTAATTATTTTATCCTGTTTGATACTGTCCCATTTAGGATTTGACTTCCAAATCTTATAAACTTGACTCGTTGATTTTGTATAATAACTTCCAACTATCGTTGAATCAGAATCATTTTTGTATGCAGGAGTTGTTACTGCTAATACAACATCGGTATATCGACGGTATGGTTTATATTTTGACAAATAAGATTCTACAACATCCAATTGTTGAATTGCGTTCATACCCAATATTTCTGATTTGGTATATCCAATTGGAACAGAACTGTTTCTGAATGATATTAATCCAAAACTCCCATCAAAATGATTTCCTATGTTGGTTAAGCTGCTTTCTAACATCATTACTCCCATCAACCAATTTGGATTAGCACCCAAGTTGGTGGCAATTTCTTTTACTTTAGCAATAAATTCGGTTTTTATTCCGTTTGGTACAATGTCTTCATAAAATAATTTATCAGTTGTTTGTTGATATACATATGGAAGTGATTGGATAACATTTTGGTTTGTTTGTTCTACTACATTTCTAACATTCATAATCGTGTCAACACGAGTATCCCAACTATTTTTATCAATTATTTGTGTTACATTACTAATCATAAAACCGTAAAATCCTTTATTTTTTGTAATAAAATCAGGAAGATAATCAATTGTAATTACTTGTCCCCACATTAACCCACCAGTACCGTCCATTGTCAATGATATATTTAATGGAAGCATCAATGGAACAGATACCTTATAATCATTTACATCAAAATCATATCCTGCTTTACAATAATCTGTTACATATTTATTCAACAAAGATTTGAACTCATTTGATTTTCCTTCTTCATATGAATTCATCAACGAATTTTTTGCTTCTGCAAATTTGGTTTTAAAATTAGCAGTCTGTTGATTATATGTAGCTTGTGCATCATTGTGATCTTTAATTATATAATCAGGTGGTGCATATGCATCAACATATGGTGTAATTGGAATTATTTCTTTATTAAATACATCTCGTACACTTGTTCCATATATTTTAAACGGAATTGAAGATTCGGAATGATTATCACATCGCTTATTTCTATTTCCCGTTGAGAACATAATATGTCCTTTGATATTATTATCAACTCTTGTATTTAATGATGCAAATTTACATATACTGTTAATATTATATAATTTAAATTTTAATTTGGGTTCATTTATTTCTTCTATTTTATTATCAACAGTTCCAACCGAATTTCCATCGACTATTTGTAATATATTGCTTTTATTTTCACCATCAACGTGAATCTTTAAATCCCATACACCACCACAAGCTTCACTGATTCCGACAAATAGTTTTGAAAAAAATTCATCGAGTATTTTGGTTTCTTTATATGTAGCAATTATAAAATCTAAATTAACTAATATATTACGAACAGTTCCATATTTGAATGTATCATCGGTTGCAAATTTATACATCGTTATTCCCAATGTATCTAAATAATTATCACTGTTATTAGTAAATACATCACCATTGATATTATATTGTTGACCCGGTAATAGACAAATTGCAGGATCAGCTGAACATAAATATTTATAATTTGGTACTACTATATTAGCACTAAATACTTTGATAAGTGCATTCTTCCAGTTGTCAACCGGATTACTTTGTTTTTTGTCCGATGATATATAACTAAGTTCTTCTGTTATTATATCCTCCAAATGTCCAAGTGTTATATATTTGAATTCATTTGTACTCAAATTTTCATTTGTAGTATTGATACTATTATCTGATTTATATGGAACATAATTTGGTGCTCTGAATCCAACAACAACAGGATTTGCATTATTTATTTTAGAAAAATCCCAATATTCATAATATATTGGTGTGTTTGGTGTTGCTTCAACAATCATTGGTGTCAACGTTTCGTATGCAGCAATTGTACCCGTTGTTGTTGAATATGTTTTTTTTGGGTGTGCATATCGTTCTCCTCCAATTTGTTGATTGATTTTGTCAAATCTCGACGTAAGATTTTCAACCTCATCCTTGTTATTCACATCAAAATGTGTCTTAGAATGAATATCCAATCCCAAAAACATATCAGCTGAGCTTATAATCGTAGTAGTACAATTGAATGTTCCATCTGGTTGTAATTCCCAATTGAAATTACAGACCATTCCAACCATTCCATCATATGCTCCATTATTATCCATAACATTTTGTCTAATAGCATCATTCAATGATTGTTCATCTGTTATTTTACTACTGAACATATTGATACCATTGACTGTATCTGTGAGTTTAACAGGATCTATTGACCAACCCCATTCGATCACTATTCTGATTCCATAACTCATATATAATTTGGATAATATATCCAATTGTTCTAATGAATTAGCTTTAAATTTAATAATACCTTCACGTGAAGCACCCAATGCTCCTTTGTTTCTTACTTCAACTGATGTTATACCGGGTATTGGTTTGTTATCATTTACATCATAAACATTTTCAGTAGTTAAAATTAGTTTTGTTCCATCATCAGTTGCTTTACTACCATACAATATCCATTCTTTTCTTATGTTTGAATCCCATTTGGTTAAATCAATAGGATCTTGAATTTCTGCACACGAAGTCATTTTACACCAAGGAGTTCTTCCTAACCACTCACTTCTATCAATTGAATGATTTTGGCGATACTCAATCGCATCTATAATTGTTTTTGGTGTCTGCCTAAAAAATAATTCAGACATAATCAATTGATTTCTTTCAATTTATTGAAATACTCGTTATCTAATACAGGAATTCTTATTTGTAATCCACTCGGAATGATAATTGATCCAGTCCCCAATTTATTAGCCAATGCAATATATCTCCACAATGATACATTTCCGTCATAATATTTATAAGCATATCCATCGAGTGAATCCCCCGGTTGTGATATTATATATATATCTCTTATATTTTTTTCAATCGTAGGAAATGTTGTTGATTCATAAAATTGTTTTCCTGATTTTGTTTTATCTATGGTTGTGTTATATAATTTCATTCCCATATCATCTTCTTATTTTTGTTGATTACATCAAAAAATCTATTTGATGTTGATGTCAATGTTTCGTGTCCAAGTATTGTCAAATCAACATTTACTTTAATAATCATTGGAATTTGATATAATATGTCGCTCACACCATCACCAATTTCCCATGGGTAATCTTGATCATTTTCAAATTCAAGTGAATTCAATATAATAGGAATGTTGTTATAATAATCTCCAATATGTAATTCCATTATTTGGCCAACCATTTTTCCCAAAGTAATAACAGGAGTAGCATATTGAGCTAGCTTAGTTAGTTTGTAATAAATTCCTTTCATTTCTAACGGAGAGGATGCTGCCACAATAAAATTAAATCCGGTTTTTCTTTTATATCCTTTATATGTATATACTACATCAGGACGACCTATATATTCAATTTCATTCCACAATACATCAAATTTATCTGAAAAAGATGGTATTGTATTTCTGAACTGAATAATATCAGAATCTTTACGAAACGGTTTAAACCAAAAATCAACCAAATCATTTGTCGTTTCAATAGAAGACATATATATAGGATCAGATAATGGATCTTTGTCTTCTTGTATTTTACTGTTTAATTTCCTATCTTCATCAGGAAAATAATAATATGTTCTTAAACTTTTTTCTTCATAATTGATTTTATTCAACAACGGATTTCTTCCTTTGTAATATGTATTATGTTTTCTGAAATCGTTTGTGGTTTCTTTTTTGTCAAAAATTTCTTGTTGATTTGATTCTATATCAGAATAGTTATATGTATTTTCTTCAAACAAACCAATTGAATTGTATGCATTATCGGTAATGATTATTTTAGATAATTTATATGCACTATTATCATTAGAAGCAGAAGTTAATATATTTGAAATCAAATCAGTTTTAAGTGATTCATGTATTTTTGTTAGTTCACCGGTTTTATTAACTGCATATCCTATTTTATTGATTGTTTTTTTTAATCCATCTTTTAAAACATCAAGAGTAATACCACCTTGTTCTTTTAGATACATCAAAATTAATCTATTACCATATCCACCAGGTATAATTTTATCTAATCCTTTTACAATCTCAGAATACATTCCAACTGTTCCTAATGAAATATTTCCAAATATGGGTACACTAATACTAATTTCGGTTGGAATCGTTCTTTCAATATGTCCATCAGTTAAATTTAACGCTGTTTGTGTTAAAAATGATAACGGATTTAATATTCGATTTGGTGTTAATATCAATTTACTAAATCCATCAGTAATACCAGTTAATCCGATTGCTGGGTTATTCAACTGTAAACCCGTTTGTAATTCCAACCAATTTTGTCCTTTTGTTGATTTTTCAAATTCAGTTTGACGTTTTATGTCATTTAATACAATTTGTTTTCTTTTAGCTCCTCCACCAGGAAGTAATTCAATTACATCACCATAATTTGATCCTTCATAATATTTATTATTTTCTTTGTCGGATGTAAAATCAGAATAAAACCACAGATTTAAATTATCAATGTCTTTATGTAATTGATTTTCTGTGGTTGAAATATATAATTCAAGTATGCTCATGATGGAGAATTGTTACATTAAATAGTAGTTTTTGAAAATAAATTTGGAAAATTAAGAAATTTGTTTTACTTTTGTATCATTAATTAAAAAACAACATGAAAACACTAAATGAGTATATTGAAGAATACATCAAATTAAATGAAGAAGATTTCTCAAATAATAAAATTGAAAAATTGAGAAATCATAATTTCAACCACACTGACGTAGTCGGAATATTTGAATCAATTGTGATGGATTTAAACAAAGGATGGTATCCAAATCATAAATCACCGGACTGGCCTGATTGGGGATACTGCATATATCATTCTGTTGTCAGAACTGGTGTTCATGTGTATCGTGGTGTACCCGCTGGTGGGTTCTGTTGGGATTTGTATCGTTCAGTTGACTTTATTAATAGATATATCGTAGCACACTCGATATTTAAATCTAAAGAACTTGTTGTGAAAGCTATTGAAATATGTGGAAAAGACTTTTTGAATCTTTTATTTGGGTAAAATGAAAACGTTAACTAACCACATCGAAAATTCAGAAATCATTGGAACGACTGGTGTGTTGGTTGATTTCTTAAAAGAGAAACTAACCCAAGAAGAATGGAATGCATTGTGTATCATTCATAGGTTAGGAAATAGATTACAATTGGGAATAAGATTTGATTGGAGTAGAAGTATTGATATTCGTGCTGCCAGCAGTGGTTCCCAAATAATAGATGAATCAGTTTTTCTGGAAAGAGAATGTAAAGTGTGCAATGTTTAAAATTTATTTTATTTTTATATGATCAATTAAAAAAAACAACAATTAAACAAAATGAAAGTAGTATTTAAAACAAACTTAGACGCATATCAGATGAATTGTTTCCCTGATAATTTAACAATTCCACCAAGAATAGGTGAAACAGTATTGGTAAACGAATGTTTTGGTGAATATTTTAAAAATAAAAAACTCCCATTACGATTAGAAGTAGTAAATGTAACGTGGTGTGATGCAGGAGTTGTTTGTGAATTGTGGTATAATAAAACCGATGTTGCTTCTGCAAGGATTAGCGGTGTAAATCTATTTTAAAATATTTTGACATATCAAACAACGATTAATTCATTCAATAACAACTTATTTTCGATTCGCAAATTGCAAATTAAATAAAATCATGATGAAAAATTTAACATTAACACACCAACACAAGAATTATACAGAAACTCTCAACGCCGATTGTTTTGTAGCTCTTCCTAAATTTTCTCAACGGAATCCATTCATTCTTCTTTCGTGTAAAAATGTACACATTAACGAAGATGATGAAGATGTAGGAGGACACATAACAACCAATACAACTAATTTTGAATTAAATCTGGATGAGATTGATCAATTAATTTCTGTACTAACTGAACTTAAAAAAAATAAATTCAACTAATGCAAATTGAAAACGTCGGAAATATTACATACGATTGTAGTAAATATTTTGATAACGGACAAACACCAACTGGTACGATATATTCAGATAGATTATTTCAATGGGATTCTAAAAAACACGATTGTTTGTGTAAAAAACATTTCGGAAACGAAAGTCAATATTGGTCGGGTCGTGAACCAAAAACAATTAAATTATTTTTACAAGAATATACAGACAATCAAAATCTTATTCTTTGTAGTATCGAAGAACTTGAAAATCATGCAATCGGATTTCCTTTGTGGAGATTTGAATATAAATAATTCAACTATAATTAAATGTTTATGTCAACAAAAATTAAAACGTTTGAAGAATTGACAGAATTTTTAAACAAAATTCCAGCTATAAATTACGGTGGATGTGCAATTGCAGCTGTTACAATGTATCGTTGGTTAAAAAATAATGATAAATTATCAGATGACACCGAAATTGTATATTGTTACAGAAGTGAATCTAATTTTGAATTTAATGATAAAGCGTTAAAATCAATTATCAACGATCCACCCGAAAGTTGTTCTCATGCAGTACTACATCATAAAAACACTTATTATGATTCAGAAGGTGATTTGGGTAACAATTTTGTTGAAAAATATGATTTTACACACCATATAAAAAATGAATCATTTGTAATTGAATCAATAAACAATGTCAATTATTGGAATCCCAGTTTTAAACGAGAAAAAGAAGTCAAAAAAATCAAAAAAACAACCGGTATAGTTTTATCGGTCATTGTGGTTTAGTTCATATACAATGTACTATATAATCCATCTTTTCGTACTTCCAATGCACTGTCAACCATATCTCGTATTGTAGTTAAATGACTGACTATAAATACCCAATCAAACATTGTTTTCAGATATTCAAACAGTTGTACTAATGAATTTACATTATCAGAATCCAAATTCCCAAATCCTTCATCAATAATTAAAAAATTCGTTTTTGAAAGTGATGAATAATTTGCTAATGCTATTCTAACTGCTACTGATAACAAAAATTTCTCCATTCCTGAGATCAAATCAACCGACCATGATGTATTATTGTCATATGAAATTCTCATGTCAATTCCACCATCTTCCAATTTCATAATAAAATGAAAATTAGTAAGTTGATTCAATATGTTATTTGTAAGTAACTCAATTTGAGGAACTATTATATTCAACAACGAATATGGTAATCCATCTCGTTTTACAACGATTGAATATAAATCATGTAATTTTTGTTGTTCGAGTAACTCGTGTAATTCAGTGTTTGCTTTTTCTATATCTATTAAATTTTGTTTTAATAAATTTATTTCTGAATATAATACAGTATGTTCTTTTTGTATTTTTTGTATTTTATTATTTAAATTATTTATATTTAATTGAATATCGGAAATTTTAATATTTAAACGTTTGTTCTCTTCAATTTGAAATAAATTATTATTATACCGTCCAATTGTTTTTTCAATTGTTATTTTAGAATTATTCAAGTCCAACGTTGAATTTTGTAATTTAATTTTTTCTTGATCTAATTTGAAAATTTCAGTATTTAATTCGATTTTCTTTTTATTTAAATCTTCTATATTTTTTATTTTAACAGGAACTAAATCATATGATTTTAAATTATTTATAATGTCATTGTATTTTGATAATGTTACATTATATTTTTCTTTATCTGTTGCATATTGTTTTTTTGTTTCAATTGCATCCTTGACAAATATATTATTCATACAATATTTACAATTTATATCATACTCAAGTTGACCAAGTTGATTCATTTTTTTTATTTTATGTTTTAAATCAACTTTTTTTGTTTCAATTTCTTTTTCATATTGTTGTTTTTTTAACAATATTGCATTTAACTCAGTTTCTTCTGTTTTTAACTTATCAATATCTCCTGCAATTGATAAATTATATTTTATATCTGTTATTCTTTTGTTTTTTTCTTCTGTTTTATCTTGTATTTCTTGTTCTTTTTTTGCATTTGAAGATATTTGTTTTTTAATTTTAATCAATTGATCTTCATTTGAATCAATATCTATATTATCAATCAAACAATCAACAACAATTTTACTTTTATATTCAATTATTTCATTGTTATATTGTTGTAGTGTATCGTTTAATTCTCCAATTAATTTTTCTTTTTTGTTGTATGATGTATTTAATTCTTCTATTTTTAATTTCAATTCATTAGCATCGGAATATTTATTAGTTTTAGATATATATGATTCTAAATTACCAACTTTATTATCTAAATCTCGTAATATATCAAGGTTGGATTGGTACAATTGTTCAAAGAAATTTAAGCCAATGAATCCCATCAATATATCCTTTCTTTC